CAAAATCAGCGTCTGATGAAATTTCTAAATTAGCACTTGACCCATCGAAATCCACTGAAACCGCTTCGGACGCTGTGGACTCACCACCTGCGAATAGATAGGCTACAAATTCACCGCCGTCAAGGTTAGTCTCTTGTTGAGTACCCAAACTAAAATGAGTTGCTGTAGGTAAAGTTGAGTTCCATGAAGAAGGTGAATTAACTGCTGCAACATTCTGATTAAGCTTCAGCGTTTCGTCACCATCACTACCTCGATAGTAAACTCTCCAATCAGTACTGCTATCAGTACGTTTCACTACTATCATCCCAGGAACACAGCCTAACGAATGAGCGATAGTCCTGTTGCTACCGTTTCCTGTGTAGGTAACAACATCAAAGAAACCACTGGCACGTCTAAAAGACCATGAGGCTATATCATCACCATCACTGTTAATACCACCATTAGAACCAATACTAAAACCGTTATTATTAAAAGCTGTTAATGAATCTGTTGCGGTAAACTCTGCATCATTTTGGTCTGAATACAACTGTTTAGTTGATCCTCTTACAGTATCAAACAATTGATTATAACTAGAAGCAGTTCTTCTTTTAATCCATGTCATACCTCCCGACTCCGACAAGTTAATCCCTGTATTAATTGATCTAGATGAACCATTTCCTTCCCAGAGGTGCGTCGAGAACACATCGTCGATATACGTCTTCTTGCTGGCACCTACGCCAAGCATTAATTGTTGAATTGGTGTCATATCAGCTCAACCCCGCACCACTTATATATGCTGTTGAGGCGTCAGCAAACCATAAAGTAGCCATACCTCTACCAGTTAAAGTTCTATTACCTGTAGCTGCATCAGCAGCGTTATGTATGGTTACACCTGAACCTTGAGTAATTGTTTGATCTGATCCACTGTTATTAATAATCGTCACTGCATCACCAGCAGAAAATACTGAGTTGTTAATAGTTACTCCACCAGTTGATATATAAATAGCTTTACCAGCATCAGCAGCGGTTGCTACATGTGCTGACGACTGAGAATTAGCAGGTATAGATCTTACATTACCCTTTCCATCAGTAACAGTAGTTGCAGTTACATTACCCTCTACATTAGCAACAATAGTACCAGTAGCTATTGTTATATCTCCTGTAGAACTAGCTGTACCAGTTGTTGTGCCAACTACAAACTTATCTGCACTTTCATCCCAAGCAAAAATTGCATTATCACCAGTAGAACCACGTTCAATAATTATTCCAGAGTCATTAGCGTTACTAGAAGCACCACTATTTAATTCCAGTAAGTTATCGGTAATCGTTGTGTTTGTACTGGCTACTGTAGTAGTTGTTCCATTTACAGTAAGGTTGCCCGACAGTGTGAGGTTAACTGCTGTTGCTGTTCCTGTTAGTGCTGGACTAGCGAGTGGTGCATAGCCTGGAACAGTAGGTGAACCAGTAAATGTTGGTGAGTTGAGATCAGCCTTATTACCTAATGAAGCAATAGTGACATCTGTATCTGTACCACTATTATCGTAGACGAGTGTATCCGCCTTTATTTTCCCGTATGGTGCCATAATTAACCTATAAAGTAAAGAGAGTTTGCATTAATAGTTACTGTTTTATTTGCAGCAACAGCGACTGGACCAACAGAAAATGCATTGTTGTTGGCTGTAATCGTATAATCTTCGTCAATCGTATTTAAGTTCTCAACGATGATCTTTTTGCGATACCTTGTTTCAGGATCATTCGCATAATATTCTTGCCACTCCCATACCTTCGGAGAAGCTGTGGTGTTTGATTTGAGCTTAACTGTTAATCCACTATGACCAACGAAGTTTGATGGCTCACCAGTTATTGAACTAAAGTTATTTTCTATACTGGTTGTATCAGTTACTTGATAGAACTTACCATCATCTACTGAAGACAATGCAGGTAATGCAGCATAGTTAGCTACAACCTGATAGATAGCTGAGTTAGCAACAGTGTTAGCTGAAGCTGTCGCAGTAGCAGATGCAGCATTAGCTGTGGTTACTGCATTTGAGGCGTTAGTAGACGCTGTGTTAGCTGTAGCTGTCGCAGCGTTAGCTGTAGTAACTGCTGAGTTAGCTGTAGTAACGGCTGAGTTGGCTGTTGTGGTTGCACTGTTGGCAGTAGTGACAGCACTTGATGCATTAGTACTGGCTGTGTTAGCTGTTGCTGTCGCAGCATTAGCAGTCGTTACAGCACTGTTAGCAGTAGTTGTTGCTGAGTTGGCTGTATTTACCGCATTAGTCGCATTGGTCGAAGCTGTGTTAGCTGTCGATACTGCGTTAGAAGCATTAGTAGATGCTGTGTTGGCTGTAGTTACAGCAGCTGACGCATTAGTTGACGCTGTATTAGCTGTTGATATAGCTGTATTAGACTTAGAAACAGCACTTGTATAAGTACCATCTCCATCATGTTCTCTAGAGTTAGATAGGGCTAAATCAGAGTTGTCTCTAACCTCTTGGGTTACATAGAGGTTTTGAGTAAAGTTATCATTTAGATCTTGTGACTTAATTGCTGACCCTGCATAGAAGGTAGCACTTAAATTTGTATCCGCTGTTTCACGGTAGATACGAATAAAATCTCCAGTGGCAGGTGTAGTATTAAATTGGATGGTTGTAGCATTAGAGAAGATAAATTGGTCAGCACCATTACCTTCAGTTTTTGCCGTACCAGCGACTGTTACTTTAACGTCGCTCTTTTTTAAATATTCAAATGTAAATGAGCGTGTGTTTCCATCAGTGCTCAGTTGAGTAAATGTATTTTGGGTAACTGCCATTGCGTTTTTGCATAATTATTTACGGTGGAAATTCATGAAATCTTCGGCTTCGCTTAATCTATTTTTCTTAACTAAACTATCTACTGTTAATTGATTCTCTACATCTATCTTAATCTGTGGATGTTCTGCCATTAAACGAGCTTCGGCTATCTTCTTAGCATTTCTAAGCATTTTATCTAATACTTGATATGTTTGTGTCATCTTTGCTTCCACTCTTACGTCGTCATATGACATACCTTTTCTTCTAAACATTCTGAGTTTTTCCATCTCTTCATTAAAATATGGATTTGTTCTCATTTCTTCTACTTGTCTCCACAGTTGTTGCTCACCTATATATCTTGCTAACTTTTCACGCATATTAGCATCTAATTCTTGTCTACCTGACGATGTAGTTTTTATGATACCCATACCATCAAAACCTGTATCAAGTAACCATTGTCTCCAAGGTTCTTCACCTCCAGAGACTTTTACTGGGCTAATTGCATTTAATGTTCTAAGCAGTGGATTATCTATATCGTTTATTGGTTGGCCTGTCCAATAGTCTATTCTTTCTGGTAGAGCAAGGTTAGCTACTGGAACTCTATTAGTTACATAACCAATTAAATCATTATAAATATCTTTTTGAGATGTAGAAATAGCATTACTTACAACTCCCATTGCTCCAGACAATGGAATAGCACCTCTAACAAGGTTTGCAGTAATACGAGTCCATGCAGATTGATCACCTGCCATCGCAGCTTGAAACGGTTCTAATCCATAAAGTGGTGTGTTGTTTAAATACGTTGCACTTATAGACCAAGTTAACTTGTCTATAAAGTCATGAGTTAGTTCTGAACCTAAATCATTCTGGTAATAACTTAAATCGCCTATTAAAGTTAAAATTGTATCTACCATTGGAATACCATCGTAGTTGACCCAATTACCACCAATCTTTATAGTTTTTGGTCTCCAACCTTTATCTCTTAATTTAGATCTTTCTGATCCATTAACTGGTCCGTTACCTCTTATATTACCGCCCATAGCATAGTTGTATAAGCTAATTGCAGTCATACCTGATAAAGCTAATCTACCTCTATACTCATTTCTTAAATTGCGGTAGTACTGCATAAAGTTAGGAGTATTCTCAAAATTTTCAATACCGTGTTCAGCTAAAGCTAGTTTAATTTTTTTTATATCATCACCAGCCAGTAAGATTTTAGAATATTTATTTAAATTTGGAATTACTGCAAGAGGTGTGTAGGATAAACTCATTTTAAAAAAGTTAATTCCAGTTCTAGGGAACATAAAGAAATTTTTTAAAGCTGGTACTGCTGTAGTAGCTTTATTTATCCAGTTAGATGTATCGTCAGTAAGGTTTAAAGCTATTTCACCTGATTGATTCCTTGCAAACTCATCTTTAATAATTCCATCTTTATCTCTTAAAGCTTTATAATTAGCTACCTCAGCATCAGCTAACTCTTTATTTAAAGTATCACCTACAACTGAAAACCCTCCTTTGCTTTCAATAATTTCAGAGTATGAATTAGTTCTAGCCATCATAGTGGCAATGTAACTATCAGTACCTGCGTCGATACCTGACATAAATGTTGTACCTGTACGCATCCAACGCATTCTTGATATCTCTTTATTAGCTCTAGCCCATCCGTATAAATATTGTTTACCTAAATTACCATCCCTTTTCCAAAGCTCATTCATATCATCCAATACAGCCCATGTCTCATCATCAGCTACTTTAAAATCTTCACGGATTGCTTTCATCATAAATTCAGGATCATTATGAACCATCTTCATTCGTTTGGCAGCATCACCCATTGCTCTGCGTGTAGTTTCAAGAACACCTGAATGTAGATATAACGATCTTCTAAGTGGTTCAATATCTCTTTTAATTACTGATTCAATACCATGACCTAAGATACTCGTCATTGATTTTAAAATTATTGCTGATCCGTTACCAACTGCAGCTCTTAAACCTGATAGTCCTGAAAGTGTGTTGTTATAAACTACTGACCATGCACCTCTAGCAAAAACATTCATCTTATCAGGACTTGTACTTTTTAATAGACCTAATGGAGATATTTCTCTGTCAGCCCATTTATATAGATCCATTAAAGAAACAACATCTCCATCGCTATATGCAAATGCCTCTATTAAAGGACGCATAGCAAAAGGTTCTTGCTCTTCAAGTAACTCAAGATTAATTCTTAGCTTTTGAAAATCTTCTATACGTTTTGCACGTACAGCGTCAAACTCCGCTTTAGTGGCTATTGGATCAATAGGTTTTGTTGATTTGCTCCACCATTTTTTATTTTGTAATTGCCATCCAGAGATGTATTTATTTAAACCATATTCCGCACTAAGAAATTCCATTTTATCAAGAATTACTTCTTTGATACGGTCCTCATCAATTAAATCCTTATAAACCATTGAGGCAGAGGATTGAGTTGCAACCTCACGACCTAATGTATCCATCATGCGGGCTGAACTTTCAGTAACTTCTTTGCCTAAATAAAGTCTAGTTAAATCCCGCAAAGCAAAAGCGGATGCTCTTGCAGCATCCTCACTTATATATTCAACAGGAAGTTTACCTTTACCAAGTGATAACAACGACTTGTCATCTTTAAACAAAACTCTTAAATCTGTTAGTGGATTGATAATATCCTTGTATATTTTCCAAGCAGAATCATTCATCTGTTCTTTTGAACGTCTAATCATTCCCACTTTTCCTATATAATCACCAGCCGCTTCACTAGCGTCAGCAATTGCCCTTACAATTTCTCTATGTAACTTCTTAAGACCAATACCGTCTCTAAGCATGTTGTCAGTAAGTGTTGATGGTGCATCACCTACTGCTAAACCTTCTTTAATAACTGAAGTTTCAAAAGCATTTCTAGCGGCTGCTGCAGGTGGAACACTACTTACTGCTGTTTCTGCTTTGTTTGCTAAACCTGCATTAATCCAGGGATCATAATCTCTTGGTTGTCCTGGTATAGGTGGTGCTTCTTGAGTTAACTTACTTTGTGCTACTTCATCTATTTGTTTTAATCTTCCGTCTTGTTGCTTTTTAACGTAAGCCTCAGCAGGTACTGTAGTTGCTTCAGAATATCCAGTAGTTCGTAGTTGTTTTTTTAGATTAGATATTTGTTGATCTAGTATTCTGCGATCTTGCTTAGTAAGATTTTTAGCTGTTTTTCTTCTTGCCATTAATGAAGCTAAAGCCTTTATGCTTTCAGGATCAGCCTCTTGCATTTCTACAGCTTTTTTAAAATTTTTAGCTTTATCACTAGCTGGCTTAAACCAATGCAGAGCAGGTTTCATGCCTGCTACTGCGTAACCAAGTAAATCAGCAGTACCACTTAAAATGGTACTTTCTAACATATTTTTTTGACGCCTTACTGCAGCAGAATCACCATCTAATACTTTCCAATCTTCTGGGATTGGTAGGTTTCCTTGTGGTCCAAATGTTTGGGGAAAACTATCAGCTAAAACTCTAGCTGTATTATCCTCTTCACCCATATCACTAAAACCTATAACTGCAGCATCAATTGCAGCAGCCCCGCCTATATGTGCCATAGCACTCGTTAAAGCAGGTAGTCTTAAAGCATTAACATATTTTGCCCACCCAACAACAGGTATAAATGTTGGTATAGCTACCGATGCAAAGTTTCTTAAACGCTGTGCCCAAGGGTTATCAAATTTAGTAACTCTGTCATACTTGTCATCTAATTGTTCTTGCCCTGTAAGTTTAGTAATTACATCAACACCAAAATCTACAACTCCTAAACCGACAGCAGTAGGTATAGCTAATGGTGTAGTGGCAAGAATACTTTCATTAAATTTTTTATTATAAGCTGATTGTTCAGGCACTACTTCGGGTGTTATTGCCTCTGGCTCTTTTATCGGAGCGTTGTTTTCGTTTTGCTCAACAACTGCATTGATTTGAGTTTCTTGTGGTGTAGTGACTTGATCTTGTTGTTTATCAGCTTCAATTCTTTGGAGAATAGGCTGTGCCGCCTCTTTCCTTAAATCATATTCTTCATCCATTAGTACTGCATCATATCGAAGTTGCCTGTATCAGTATTGAAATACCATCCATAGTCTTTGCCGTTATCTATTAGCCAATTTCTAGAAATGTCGTCATTAGCTACAAGTGTTGCTGATACACCATCACCTTTAAATTTGACATTGCTTGTGCTTAATGCACCTTGACTATCTCTTATAAGCGGTCTTAATACATCTGGTATTTGTGTTTTAGTTTCTTGTGGGGTTTCTGGTATTAAATATCGTTGTGTTCTAGGTGACATGTATTGTGGGTTGCTAGCTCCATTTTTATAAAGAATTTCATATGTTCTAGCAGCTCCGTCTATGCTGTCTATTTTTTCTATAAGTTTTAAACCGTTACTATCTGTTCCTTCTTTAGCCCACTTTTGTCTCCAATCATCTGTACTAATTTTTATTTTTGGTTCTAATGTTCCTAGTTGTTTATTAAATATTTCTATTGGTGTTCCTAAGCCAGGGATTTTTGCTAACTCATAATAAATAGGTGGTATAGATACACCTCTTCCTTGGTTAGCAGCTTTTGCTCTTGCTCTTAGTACACTTGGATCTACTAACGGTTTTTCAGTGACTATATCTTTATTAGTAACTACTTCTTGGATAACTTTGCTAAAACCATCAAAATCTAATTGTTCTGTTTTAAATCCTTTACTGTGAAAACTGCTAGGAATAAAAGCTTTGAAAAAAGTAGATTGTTTTAATGGGCTATCACTTGGAATTGATTTATCTCTTATACCATCTACAACTTCAAAATCACCTTCTTTAGCTAATATTTGTTGCCGTACAAAATCGTATGCTTGATTACTTGCTTCTTGTGGACTTAATTTATTGTTGCTGTATCTAAGTAAGTTGCTTCTTTTCCTAAGATACATGTTATAAGCATGATTTTTAGCAATAGTTAAAGTAAGCGATGCGTCAGTTCCTAAAGTTAATTCAGCACCTAAAGAACCCTTAAGCAATACATTAAAAGTATTTTCTACGTCTTTATCGCTCATATTGTACGCACCCTGAGCCTCTTCAAATTGAGAGAGAATATCAAGATAATATTTTTTTTCTTCTGGATCTTCAAGCGAAAGAATCATATCTTTGCTATTAAAATCCAAAGAACCTGACTCTACTAAATCTTCTAAATTAGATTTAATCCATTCTTGATTTTGGGATTGAATAGTTAAGCCATAATACTTTTTTAAAAAATCAGTATTATATCCCATCATTGTAATATCTTTCTCTCTACTTCTTAAAGTTCTAGAGTCTTGATCCCATTCTTCTTCAAGCCACTGTTTTGTTACTTTTTCTACTTTATGCTGCTCTACTGCGTCGGCTGTTTGCTCTGCTTTTGCTATTAAAGCTTCTTGTCGTTCCCTTTCTCTTAGTATTTCAGGGAGACGATTACCGTGTTTTTGGCCCCACGTTTCTTCAGAATACGTACCGTCACGAAATCTAATTCGATAATTTAAAGCGGCGTTTAAATCGGGTGTTAGATTTGGATTGGTCATTACTTCCATCAACATGTAATTAACTCCCATATTGAAGTTTCTGTAAGATTTACCGTCATAAGATCCTGAGAATTGCCAAAAGAGATTGTTCCATGATTCTTCAGAAGGTTTGCCCTCGTACTCTGCTCTTCTTTCAGCAAGCATTTGATCATTCTTACCTTTGACAAAACTAGACGTAATACTTCCTAATAAAGTATTTCTTGCCTTACGCATTTCGTCGTGGGCTTCAATTAAAAAGTCAGAGCTCAATCCATATAAATTTTTTTGTCTTAAATAATCTATATGAATTACTTTTAAAGCTACTGCTGCACCCTCTGGGTCAGTAATACCTAAGCGTTGTAGTTCTCTTTGAGCATGTGGGAGAAACTCTTCACCTGCCATTTTTGCATTAGCTTTAAGTCTTCCGTAATCTCTAGCTTGGTTAAAACTTCTAATCTCTGCAACGCTTCTAGGCATAGCACCATTTCTAGCAGCCATGTCTGCCTGGGATTCTATTTGATGCCCAAATTGATTTAGAAGTTTCTCGCCTGTATTTTGCTTGTCTCTGTCTAGCTGGCTAGCTCCATATATAAGTTGCTGGTGATAAGCATCATCGACTGTCGCCTGTATATCTTTCTCTCTTATTTGTATTAAACCTGTAGCTAATGTCTGACTAAATTTAGCTAAACTTTGCATCTCCTCACCCTTTGCCAGTGCTTTTTTAACAGCAGCATCTTTGTTCTGTGTGAGGGTTCTTATATTTTGTTGTAAAGCTGATTGTTGATTTCTATAGACATCCTCTTCAATGAAGATATCTTTCATGTTTTGTTCTTGATTGCGTTGTGCTTCACGCATGTTGTTTTCAGCTTTGCGACTCCTATTTTCAAGATCTCTAAGATTCTCTTTTAAGTCACTTATGACACGATTATCTCGTTCTCTCATTCTGTCGAGAGAAGCATATCCTGGGTCGCTAGCTTGAAAACCTTTTCTAGAGGCGTACCCCTGAAATTTAGCTCTAGCCATTTTTATCGATTTCCGTAATCGTAGGTTGTTCGTTGCTGTTGTTGCTGTCCTCTTGGTGTTCCTTGATAGTTACTTGCATAAGACGTTGCTGCGGATGCTGCTGCATTTGCAAACACACTTCCCCATGATGGAACTTGAATAGTAGACTGACCTCTTATTGGAGTTACACCAAAATCAAAGTCTTGTAATTCTCTAGGGAGTTGATAATCATTTATAGGTGTAGATATTGGTGGTAATGGAGCTGGCCCCTTTTCAGGTTTAAGCATCCTTCTTGATCTAGCTGCAGTGTTAGCCTCATCTAGTTTTCTATCAATATCTCTTAAATTACTCCTTGTAGCTCTATCGGCACTAATTAATGATTCTGTCATAATTGCTGAGTTACGTCCTAATGCAGCCATCTGAGCTTGGGCTGCTTTTTGACCGCTTCTACCTTGCAAGCCAGATGCAACTAAAGTGCCTGCTGCAATTAAATCTTGAATAATATTATCCTCTGCCTCAAATGCGTATTTTTGTCTTTCTTCCATTAATGCATTAATTTCTTCTTCTCTAGCATTTCGAGCTGCTCTAGCATTTAAAGATAAAGAATCTCTATATAGCTCTTCAGATTTTTCATATAGTCTTGCATTTTGCCTGTTTTGATATTGATAAATGGCTAAAGATTGGTCGTAAGCTTGTTTGTTATTAGCATCTTGAAAGGCTGCAAATTTCCTTTCGTTAGCTTCTCTTAGCTTGATAGCTCGAATACTTTCATCACGCTTGGCAATCGTCAAGCTTTTGTTCATGTTCCAGCCAGCTTGATTGCTAGCTAGTAATCTATCTAGATAATCATCTTCTGATCGTTTAGCATCTTTAGCTGCATCTCTTGCATCAAGACCAGAACTAGCGGCTGTTACACCTGCACCTGCTGCCGCTAAAGCTGGGTTTGCTGTTGCAACACCAGCAACTGTCATTACTGGTCCAGCTAATCTCCGTAGTGTTTTTAATACCATATCTTAAGTCCTCCTATAAAATCTCGGTGAGTAGTTTCCTTCCCACATCATCGAGTTGAGAGAGACGGGAAATGGTGAGTCATTGAAAACTCTAAGGGTAAAGTTTTTATTTTTTTGATGTATTGGAATTGTAAATACTGTAGATTCGTCTAAAGGAACGTCGTCAGCTAAATATGTGTTTGCTTGGGTGATGGGTTGTAGTTGATACCAATCTTCTATTAACACAGTTATATCATCACCAATTGCGGGTGCTGTGCCAAAAGCTATTTCTGTGTCACTTACAAATGAATAATCTGTACTAACAGTTTTTAAAACATTGTTTACTTTTACTGTTACTTGGTTCCTATCTATATAATCTATTTCACTTGTAATCCAATTAAAGTTAGTTGTATTTCCATCGCCTACATAAGAACGGCTCCCTGCAAGTCTACCAATTGATTTAAGTTTAAACCCCATAACTCCAGATAAACCTACATCAAATTTCATTCTGGCTATTGTTAAATTTGCAGTGAAATCTGAAGTTTGGCCTTTCTCAGACAAGTTGTAAAATACTTGAGGCAGTGTTATGTCAAAGTCATATGCAAACCCTACAAAGACGTTACTAGCGATACTTGATAAATCAGTGCCTGGAACAATAAAAAATGTACCATCAGCATCTGTATCTGTTTCTGGTGTAATAGTAAAACCTGAATTATTAAAAGTACCTGCTGCAGTAGTACCAGCTACTACAACTATCGGTTTTCGTGTAGTTAAATTTGCAAAAGGGATGTAACACTTAGACCTGTCATTTACAGCATCATAAATTACCTTCTTTTCACTCCCTCCTGATAGTCCATTAGTAGCAGCACAATAAAGATCTATACATGGGTTAATTTTTGAACCATCTGAATTAGTAATAATTGCTGTTTCTGGGCTTTGAGTTAAGTTTGCAATTGATAGAGTGTATTGATTTCCTTGTTTAGTTACGCTATACATATCGTCTTGATCAACTGCAATAGTTTGTACTAATCCAGTTAACTTCCATTTAAACCAAGACTCCATTAATAACTCTTCCCCATTGGAGTAGGTTTTGTAGAAAAAGATTTCATCACTTGATTGACTAGACATAGCCAAGAAATCATTCTGAACACTTGCTATTAAGGTATCTACATCAATTGTTATCCACTCGTTAACAACTTTTCCTATATCTAAGATAGACGGATTAGCTTGTAAACCCTCAGTAGAGAAAGCAAAAACTCTTGTATAGTTTGGAGTTTTACTTATAAAATTCATGTGTGTCCCTACGTCTATAGGATCAACATTTTCATCCATCTCCATATTTGAGATAGGTCTTATTTTTGTAGCACTAGGGGTTAAAGGGCCAGAATCTGAATACATTAAAAATTGCTGACTTCTACTAAATAAAACCAAACCTTGTGTTGTTGGTAGTACTGCATGTAAAACAGCAGGTCTTATGGAAGTAGCTGCTATATCTACAGGGTCAGCATCAGTTAAAGTTCGTGCAGATTTATGATAAAAATTAAACGGATCAGCCGCTTGGCTCATGCTTATATTATCTTCCGTTAAAAATCCTAATCTGTTTGAATGGAAAAAAGCTTGTTGTATAGTCTTGCCTACAAACGAAGGGTGTGCGTTTGTTAAATCATCTCCAACATTTCGCTCTGTATAAGTTTTTGGTCCAAAAGTAAACGTATTAATTCCAGTACACAGTAATACGTGAGGCATTGATGTATTTACCAGACCGGGGGAAACTCCAGGGCCGATGGTTTCTTGCCAATACCCAAAATCGTTTACACCATTATTCGCTACAAACTTTGCATAGTAATTATCTTCTTCAGCTTGTCTGCTGTTAATAATTTCTACAACATGATTATGGAATGAATGGGGCGGTAAGTTAGAAGCGTTTTCTGCCCAATCCTGAAATACTTGAATACCTTTATTATCTTTGCCGCCTTTTGCAGTAAGTGTAAAAGCTGTTCTTGTTCCGCTTACAACTCTATCTATTTGTAAAGAAGTGCCAAACTTTTGAACAGTTATTCCACTTACACTTAAATTTTCTATTGCTGTTTTTAAGCCATCTAATACCTCTTCATATCCATCATTAGCTTGAGAGTTATAAGTTGCTATTTGACCCGCTACTGTAGCTTGAAAGGTTTCATTTGCCATTTGAGAGTCAGTTCCCAATAAAAGCAATGTGCCTCTAGTTTGTGCTACAAAAGTCGGACTAGGTTGTGTGGTGACTACAACAGTGTTGTTAGTGATTATTGTTGTGTCGTGAACAGTTAAAACATCGTAATTTGTTTTTATTCCTGTTAAGTAACTGTGTGCACCTAATGCACTAGACGTAGCTGTATCAGTAATTGTACATGCCACACCTGTAGCTGCATTCCATATAGCAATAGTTCCGTTTGTACTTCCTACTTTTGGAAGAATACAACCTATATATTTACTACCATCTCCTCTGTTTATGTAAAACCATTTACCACCGTCAAGCTCTGTACCTGAATAAGTACTACCGCTTGTGTTTTTTAAAATCGACAAAAATTTGAACCCAGGCCGTTTAGTTAAACCAGTTGTAAAATCAGGGAACCCGTTTATACATTCCCTTACTTGGCCTGGTAACTTTTTACTATCGGGTTGTTTTGATACCCCACTTAAATAGTTTGCTATTCGTTGCGTTACTGCTGCCATTATCTTTGAAGTGCTTTGTAAGGTTCATAGCTTATTAAGGGTGAAGATCCATCTGGCTTACCAAAATATGTGTAATCGCCTTGATTGCATTCATATTCCATAGCCATTGCTCGCATATATGCTTCCTTTTGTTGAAGCATTTCATATTGTGTTTGATCACCTACTATTCGGCTTGATGTAATAGTTGATGCTCTAGCTGTTATGTAGTCCTGTATAGGTCTTGGTAAATCTACCCAATCAAAAAACCATACGATATCAACCTCTACAGCTCCATCTTTCCAGAGAAACGAGTGGTTTTGTTTATCGTATAATTTCCCGCTTCTCCTCACTGATTCTTTACCAGCGTTAGCAGAGTTTTGGTGTAAATCTATTTGTAATACATTATTAGGAATGACGATCTCATAGTTTGTATCAGGTGTCATCTCATAATGCGGCTCTTTATTAAATGCCCAACCTTCGCTTTGTACTTCTCTAGATATCTCTAGAAGTGTTTGATAAGCAATTGCAACGTCTGGGTTTGTTTCATCCAGTGTTGTTACTGGAGCCTGACCACAAGCCATCAGTATTTGATTTATAGCGGGTAATTCTTGAGCAGCATTAGTGGTAGGAAAAGCCATAATTATATATAAAAAAAAAGGGAGCCATAAAGACTCCCGTGAACATGTGTTTTTTAGAACGCAGATGGAGCTGTATTACCAACATATAGCTCTACTGCTGCGGCTGGATTTACATAATCGCAACCCATGCTGAGACGACCGAGAATAACGTCTCCTTGGTATATGACCGAGACATCCCCTTTCGTAACTTGTACCGACGGACCGATGGCCTCCAAAATCCCCGCAGCCTCCCTCTGGAAGATGAGACCGCACGACTTGGCTCCAAGTTCGTTGTTAGTACCGTAGTCGTTCTTGATGCCAGCTTGTGCACCAGAAGCATCTTCTGGTTCAACGCTGACGAAATCACCTGTGTTACCGGGATCAGTTACACCAGATGTTCCACCGTACTTAGTACCATACTTACCCAAGAAGGGTATATTCATGGATTTGAAAATTTTGATTCCAGCTATTTCGACGATGCCGTTCCCCTTTTGTCTACTGGTTCCTTGTGCATCTCTATTAACTAGACCATTCTCGCCTACTTGTTGTATTAATTCATAATATTGGCGACTATTCAAAACGGCTACTCTGCCGTCAGAACTGACCCCCTTTTCATCTAGTGCTGCGGCTGCATCATAGAAGCTTGATACTAAAGCAGTTGCATTATATGCATCTGACTCATTAGTAGTTGAACCTACACGAATCTGAGTACCACCAGGTTCTACAAAGTTAGTTTTTGTGATTGGTGATGCTGCTCTAGCTCCGCGTGTAACGGCTCTAAATGCTAGGCGATCATATTTTTCGGCTAAGGCATAACCGATTTTGCGACTTATTTCTGATCTAAGATCATAATGCTAAACCCCAATGTTTCCAATGGGTTTGGACTATCTCTTCACCTTTCGGTGTTGGATGCTATTGGTGTATTACATAGGACGCTACCTATACCACCTAGTCTCTGAACCTTCCTCTTAAGCGTAAGAGGCTCGGCTGCGGATTACCATTTGACAGGGTTCCCGCAATTCTTCCAATTTTAATTGACCCATTATGTCAAGCCAATGTTTCATCTAGCTCATATAAAAAAGCTGAACTAATTAATAACTCATCTACAGTTATAGTTTTTTCGGCTACGGGTGGTGCTCCGTCACTATTACCTAAGATTGAGTTGCCAGGTGTATGAACAAATAATCTCTACTTTCGATAGAGGTTTAGACTATATCATCTTCCATTAAGGAAGTCGGACGCTAACCATGTATTACGAAACAAGCGTGTCTCACCATGTAGTCGTTGCACCTTCCTTTCACGCTTGAAAGGCTTGGCTCAGGATTGGCATATTTTTCAACTTAGCTTTCCCTGAATTCATCCGATTTGCTATATACATTGCTGTATAAAGGAGCTACTAATTAACTCTGCACCTGTGCGACCTGTGTAGATGAACTGTAATGATTTACCGTTCTTCAAGGTACGCTTCATAAGTAGATCCCTAGCTATTGCGTTATGCTGGAATCCTTTGAACATCTCACCCGAAAATAACTTTAAATAGAGTGCTCTTCTATCCGAGCCTCCATTATTAGCACCAGGTACTGTTACCGAGGCTTGATGTGATGTTGACTGTTGTGCCATTTTTAAATTTTAAATTGATATTTACAAACTTCCCAGGAAAAATTTTTTACTATTTTTTTGTGGTCTCTCCCACCGTCTAGACGGCTTAAAGGTATCCGACGTATCGGGCTATAAGCCAATAGCAGAGAGGTCCGACTCTGAGGTGTCTCTCTGCTGATACTTACAGTGTAGTAAGTGCTTCTTCTAAATCTATGTCTTCATCAAAGTCATCTTGTTTTTCCTCTGGCTCTGGTGTGAGTGGTGTTACAAATGCCTTGGCTTGATCATTTTGATGTTTCATATCTTGTGTATTCAATACCTCTGTATTTTAATTTTAATTCTTTTATATAGTCTTCTTTCTCTCTCAACCTAGCTTGTAATTCAACGGCTTTCATAACAATAAAAAATTACCTAAGCCCCGTTCCATGCTTAGGCCGTCATGCGTCCCGAAGGATGAACGGACGTTTGTTATGAAATTGTTATGTTGTTTTTTGTTGCTGCTAGATCTAAAGGGAAATTGTGTGCGTTTCTTTCATGCATTACTTCCATTCCTAAATCAGCTCTGTTTAAAACATCTGCCCATGTAGGTATAGTTCTGCCTCCTGCATCAACTACGGATTGATTGAAGTTAAATCCATTAAGGTTGAATGCCATTGTAGAGATTCCCATGGCGGTTGCCCAAATGCAAACCACTGGAAAAGTAGCAAGGAAGAAATGAAGACTCCTACTATTATTGAAAGAAGCATATTGGAAAATTAGTCTACCGAAGTAGCCATGAGCTGCAACGATGTTGTATGTCTCTTCTTCTTGTCCAAACTTGTAACCGTAGTTTTGCGATACGAGACCAGTTGTTTCCCTAATAAGTGAGGAAGTAACAAGACTTCCGTGCATTGCAGCGAAAAGAGCACCGCCGAATACCCCAGCAACACCGAGCATATGGA